TTCCTGGGGCGGCGGAACCGCTCCGGCTCCCTCGGGTGGCGGCACTTCCCGCAAGCGTGGCGATGGTTGGGGCCGCGAGCGTGAAATTCTCGAACAGTCTTTGCGCAGGATCGAGCAGGAAGACGTCCGGCGGATTGCCGCGCAGATGGCCGAATCTGACCGGCCGCAAGCCCGCAGGATTGCCAGAAAGCTTGTTGATTACACGGGCGAACTGCGCGAACTCCAAAGCCTGCAAAGGGAGATTGCAAAGCTTCAAGCGGCACAGCGAGAACAGATTGCAGACCAGCAACTACGCCAGCAGCAAGAGCAAGAACTAGCCGCCGCTGCGGTTGAGTTGCGGCAACTTCTGAAAGATGAGGAAGAGGTTCTAGCGGCGGTGCAACTGGTGATTGATCTTGAAGCCCGCGCGGTTCTAAACGCGCTAGGCGTAACGGTTCACTAAGGGTCGCGCGCCCATTCGCGCAGGGCATCCGGCAGCCTATGCCGAGGGGGTTATATGAGCACCGAACCGCAAGACGAACCGCAAGAAACGCCGGAAGTCACCGAAGAAACTCCGGAAGAAACGCCAGAGGCAGAGGCGCCGGAAGAAAAGCCGCAGGAAGAGGAATTTACGGTCTCGCTTGAAGAGCAGCCCGAAGAAGAACAGCGCGCGCCGGATTGGGTGCGCGATCTGAGGAAACAGCACCGGGAACTGGCAAAGCGCAATCGTGAGCTAGAAGAGCAGCTAAAGACGCAGGTCGCCCCAAAGGCCAAGCTCGGCGCAAAGCCCACGCTTGAAGGCTGCGACTACGATGCGGAGAAATATGAGGCTGAACTTGCTTCGTGGTTCGAGGCAAAGCGTGCCGCCGATGCTGAGGCCGCACGGGTAGCCCAAGAGCAGGAATCGGCCCAAAAGACCTGGCAGGAAAAGCTAGCCGCTTACGGTGCCGCAAAGACAAATCTCAAGGTAAAGGACTTTGACGATGCCGAAGCCCTCGTGCAAGAGCGATTCAACGTCACCCAGCAAGGCATCCTGCTGCAAGGACTCGATAACCCTGCGCTCGTTGTCTACGCCCTCGGGAAAAACCCAAAGCGCGCAGGCGAGCTTGCCGCAATTACCGACCCGGTTGCATTCGCTGTGGCCGCTGGAAAACTGGAGGCGCAATTGAAGGTAGCAAACCGCAAGGCTCCCCCGCCGCCCGTCAAGCCGCTGACTTCTTCCGCCCCGGTCTCGGGTACGGTTGACAGCACGCTAGACCGGCTTCGTTCGGAAGCCGAGAAAACCGGCGACTACACGAAAGTTTTTCAATACAAGCGACAACTTGCCGCAAAACGTGCTTGACTTTGGCCGGATGGTGGTATATTTCCGCCATCCGGGTTTCGCCAGCCCATAAATCGGCAGACTGTAAGAGCCTCCGCCCGCTCTTGAGGGTGAGTCACGAAGTAGTCCCCGTCACTCATTTTTCTTAGGAGCCATCATGGCCAACGCTTTTAGCAAGGAAGAACGCGTCGCATTTGAAAACCTTCTGGAAGGTTTCAACGACGCGCTTGTGCTGTCCCGTAACGTCGCGGTATACAACACCGATCAGACGATGATGGAGCGCACGAACAACGTCATCTGGCGTCCGCAGCCGTACATTTCGGTCTCGTACAGCGGCACGGACATGACCAGCAACTTCGACGATTACACCCAACTCTCCGTCCCGGCGACCATCGGTTTCAGCCGCTCGGTGCCGTGGGTGATGACCGCCACCGAACTGCGCGACGCCGTGCAGGAAGGTCGCCTCGGTGACTCGGCAAAGCAGAAGCTCGCCAGCGACATCAACGTCGCCATCATGAACGTTGCCGCCCTGCAAGGTTCGCTGTTCGTCAAGCGCAGCGCCGCCGCCTCGGGCTTTGATGACGTTGCCGAGTGCGAAGCCATCATGAACGAGCAAGGCGTGATGCCGGAAGATCGTTTCCTGGCGCTCTCGACCCGCGATTACAACGGCATGGCGTCCGATCTGGCGAAGAATACCCGCTCGTTCGGTAACGACATTTCCGACCGTGCGCTACGTCAGAGCTACGTCGGCCGCATCGCTTCGTTTGAGACCTACAAGCTCGATTACGCGAATCGCAAGGCCGCTGCGGCTGGTAGCTCTATCACCATGTCTACCCTGACTGCCGCCGGCAACTACTGGGTGCCGAAGGCGACCTCGGTCGCGGCGACGGGCGAAACGTCGAACGTGGACAACCGCTTTCAGACGATCACGGTCAACTCGACCTCGAACGTGGCAGTTGGCGACGCGTTTACCGTTGCCAACGTGGAAGCCGTGCATCACATCACCAAGCAATCGACGGGCCGCCTGAAGACCTTCCGCGTGGTTTCGGTTCCCACGGGCACCACGCTGGTCATCACGCCGCCGATTATCAGCAACCAGGGCGCGACGGACGCCGAAGCGCAGTACCAGAATTGCACGGTTACCGCGCAATCGGGTACGGCCGCTCTGGTGTGGCTGAACACGGTGGCGGGTTCGATCAATCCGTTCTGGCACCGTGACGCGCTGGAAATCCTGCCGGGTCGCTACGCGGTGCCCACGGATGCCGGCGCGGCGGTGATGCGTGCCGCTACCGATCAGGGCATCGAACTGGTGATGACGAAGCAGTACGACATCAACACCATGAAGACCAAGTACCGTCTCGATACCTTGTACGGTGTGGTCAACAAGCAGCCGCAGATGTCCGGCATCATGATGTTCTCGCAGACCTAACCCAAGGGGGCGGAGAAATCCGCCCCTAACTTCACAGAGGAACAGGAAATGTCGAACATCATCGCAGTAAACGGAAACGCCACGGTTTCCGTCCCGGCGAACGAAAGCATCGCCGTCTACACGCAAGGGCAGGCGCAGGTATCGCGTACTCAGGGATACCCGAATTACCCTGACGTAACGACCCTGCTGGGCACGGTCACGAACGGTCAAACGGTCTTCGGTCCGTACTCGGCGGGTGCCACGATCATCGTGGAATCGGTCGGTTCGCAGCCGGTGCTGTACGAAATCGGCACCGATCCGCAGGTGCAGCAGTGGCGACTGAATCAGCAGGTGCAAGGTGCGCCGACGAACATTGCCGACGGCGGTTCGATGGCGTTTACCGTTGCAGCTCTGCTGAGTGGCATCGTTACCGCTACTCCGACGGCTGGCCGAAACGTGCAACTGCCCACGGGCGCGGCGATGGACTTGGCGAGCGAGTTTGCAATCAATGACTCGTTCGACTGGTCGTTGATTACGCTGGCCGCGTTTGCGCTGACGATCACTGTCAACACCAATCACACGATTGTCGGCAGTGCTGCCACGGGGGCGACGGCTGGATCGGTTGCGCGGTTCCGCACTCGCAAGACGGCGGCGAACACGTTCGTTACCTACCGGATCGCGTAAGCTTTCCATGAGAACCTAACGGGCGGTCAGGTGGGCAACTGCCTGCCGCCTGTTTTTTTGGAGCCATCATGCCTCTGAAAAAGGGCTATAGCCAGAAGACCATCTCCGCGAACATCTCGAAAGAGGTAAAGCGCGGGATGCCTCAGAAACAAGCCGTCGCGGTGGCGCTTTCGTCCGCTCGGACTTCCGCACTCAAGGCCGGTAAACCCGGCAAGGCTCCGAAGAAGAAATGACCGAATTCCCGACCATTGTTTACCGCTGCCCCGGAGCGTGGTTTGGCCCGCTGGGAACGACCTACACCGGGGTAGGCGTGAACAATGAAGCGCAGCTAAAGGAGCGGCTCGCTGAAGGCTTCTTTCTCACGATTGAGGAAGCCGTCATGTCATTCAAGCGCCCGAAGGTAGAGCCAGAACCGCCGCCTACCCGCGGCGAAATGCTGGAACAAGCTGAAAAGATCGGACTCAAGGTTGACAAGCGCTGGAATGATGCAACGCTTCTGCAAAACATCACCGAACACATGAAGGAAACGAAATGACCATCCGCGCCTCATTTGCTCCGCGCTACGGCTCCGGGGTCACGGTTGCAACGTCCACCACTTCCGGCACGACCACGATTGGCGACGGCAACAAAACGCTGCTGTTCACCAATCTGGATGCAACGAACGCCGTTTACGTGCGGACTAGCAAGGGATCGAGTACGGCCACCGCGGCCGATCTGATTGTGCGCGCTGGTCAGCAAATCACGATCAGCAAGGATCAGGATCACGACACCGTAGCGCACATTGCTGCGGCTGGCACTCCCTCGATGAACATCATCGCGGGCGAAGGCGGCATCTGATGAGCTACAGCAAGCGCCAGTTTGTTACTGCCGCTTTCGAGGAAATCGGCCTTGCGTCTTACGTTTTCGACCTGCAACCGCAGGACTTGGAAAGCGCGCTTCGCAGGCTTGATGCGATGATGGCCGAATGGAACGCCAAAGGAATCAGGTTGGCGTATCCGCTGCCTGGTAGCCCCGAGGCGAGCGACATTGATGCCGAAAGCGCCGTCCCTGACTCGGCAAACGAGGCGATCATTACCAATCTTGCCTCGCGCCTCGCGCCGTCTTACGGGAAGACGCTCAACCCGATGACTGCAATCACGGCCAAGAACGGCTACAACACGCTCCTGTCGCGTGCCGCTGTTCCGCCTGAGCGTCAGTTCCCGTCCACGCTCCCTGCCGGTGCGGGTTGGAAGCCGTGGCGTGATTACAACGACCCTTATGTCCGCCCGCCGGTCGATCCGGTGCAGGTTGGCCCGGATGGGCCGCTCGAATTCAACTAGAGGCAATCATGGCCCAAATCAATCAACTGTCGGCACTGACTAGCGTTTCCGCTGGCGATCAACTGCCGGTGTATTCGCAGTCGAATGGTGATGCGCGCAGGCTTTCAATCTCCGCACTTCTGACCTACTTTCAGCAGACCTTCGCGTCTCCCACAGTGGCGACCAATGTTTATACGCCGTCTACCGGCTTCAACATTACGGTGCCGACGCCGGTAGCGCAGGCGCAATGGATGCTGCTGCAACCTGCTGGAACTCTGGCAAGTGGCACGATCACGCTGCCGCTGAATACCGGGGTTCCAGATGGCACTGAACTGCTGGTCAGCACCACGCAGCAAATCACTTCGCTCGCGTTTGCGCTCAACGGAGCTACTGCGGCATTCGGTGCGCCGTCAAGTCTCGCGGCGGGGGCGTCTGTCCGACTGCGGTTCTACCTGTCTACGAATTCCTGGTACACCATCGTTACCGATGGGTCGCAGATTGGTGCCGCCTCAGGTCTCAGTGTGACCACGAGCGGTAGCCAACTGATTAACGGAACGGGGAAGCAGGGTTACGCTACCGGATCAGGCGGCACGATCACACAAGGGTCGGGTTCAGGCAAGGCAACCGCCGTCACGCTCAACAAGAGCAATGGCAGTATCACGCTCGACGGTGCCGCATTGAACGCGGCGACTACGGTTTCTTTCTCGCTGACCAATAGCATTATTGAGGCGGGCGATATTCTGGCGATGAATCACATCTCTGGCGGTACTGCCGGGGCCTATACGCTGAATGCTCAGTGTGGCGCTGGGTCGGCAACGATCAGCGTGCGCAACGTAACGGCAGGCAGTCTTTCAGAGGCCATTGTGATTCGCTTCGCCGTTATCAAGGCAGTGTCAGCGTGAAAGATTCTCGCCTCGCTCGCGCTGGCGTTGCTGGCTATAACAAGCCAAAACGCACGCCTTCGCACCCGACGAAAAGCCACGTTGTAGTCGCAAAATCCGGTGACCAGGTAAAGACCATCCGCTTTGGCCAGCAAGGCGTGAGTGGTAGTCCAAAGCGCGAAGGCGAAAGCAAGTCAGACAAAGCCCGCCGCGAGTCTTTCAAGGCTCGCCATGCCGAGAACATCGCAAAGGGCAAACTGAGCGCGGCCTATTGGGCTAACAAGGTCAAGTGGTAAATGGCTGCAATTCCCATTCTCTCCGGGGTCTACACAGACGGCAGTCCTGACCTGCGAACGTCTTACCCTGTAAACCTGATTCCTACCCCTCACGGGTCAGGGATCAGCGATTATTACTTGCGCCCTGCAGATGGGATTGTTTCGTATGCCTTGGCGACAAATGACGCAATCTGCCGTGGCGGAATCAACTGGAATG